GCAAAGCTGAACGGCACCCCTGTCCACTGGTGGCTCCGCTCCCCGTACACCGACGGCACCAGCTACGTGTGGGGCGTGTACTCCAATGGCAGCTGCGGCGTCTGGGGCGCCAGCGGCTCCCTCGGCGTCCGCCCCGCTTTGATATTGCCCTCTACACTCTTGGTCTCTGATGATGGCTCCATTACGACGAATACGGCCCCGACCACGCCCAGCAGCATCACAATCCCCAGCAGCATCTCCGGCGGAAGCACCATCACAGTGAAGTGGGGGGCCAGCTCCGATGCCCAGGGTAACCTCGCCGGGTACAAGGTGGAGAAGAGTACCAACGGCGGAAGTAGCTGGAGCCAGATCTACCAGGGCTCGGCACTCCAGACCACCGATAATGTGGCGTTTGGAACGCAGAGCGTGATGTACCGGGTGAAAGCCTACGACACGGAAGGTCTGGAGTCAGGGTATAAGACCAGCAACCAGGTAACGGTCATCAACAACACCGCCCCGAGCGCCCCGGCCAGCATCACGGTCCCGCTGACGGTAATCGGCGGCGAGAAACTGACTATCACCTGGGCGGCCAGCTCCGACTCGGAGGGGAACTTGGTCGGGTACACTCTGGAGCGGCGGGTGGCCTCTGGCTCCTGGACACAGGTGTTCAAGGGGAACGCCCTGACCTTCCAGGACACCATCACGAAGGGCTGGACCACGGTGCAGTACCGGGTGAAGGCGTATGACACTTACGATGCCGAGAGCGCCTACACCACCAGCGAGACCCGAACCGTGGATAACAACACGGCGCCGATCATCACCTGCGACCAGGCCAGTGGTACGGACCTGGGCACGAAGAGCTCCGGCTTCAGCGTCAGCTATTCAGTGGACGACGAAGACGGGGACGCCGTTACTGTGACGGAGAGCATGGACGGCACCACCAAACGGACCTTTGAGGCCACGCTGGAGGCCACGAACCAGTTCCAGGTGACGGGCACCTACTTCCAGCAGCTCCTGAACGGCCAGCACACCATGAAGATGAAGGCTCAGGACACCGGCGGGAAGAGCTCGGAGTACACCTTGCTCTTCACGAAGTCGGTCACGGCCTGTTCCATCACGCTGGAGACGCCCATGGAGGCTGATGCACAGATCACCATAGCGGCGCTGTCCGTTAGCGGAGACATCCCGGCGGATGCCAACTACCAGGTGCTCCTGACCAACAACGCCAAGGATGCCGAGCCGGTCTGGGAGGACGCCACCACGGAGGTGAAGAACGGGAGCAACTACCTGTTCGAGAACGATACGGCCACCAACGGCTTTGCGTTCAACTTCAAGGTGACCGCCTCCCGTGGGGCCAGCGGTATCGGCGGGTACATCAGTTCTATTCAGGGAGGGTTCCAGTAATGGCATTGAAGTGGAGAAAGGACAGCGTGGCCGAGCTCCGGAAGCAGAAGTCCAAGAAGGAACTCCAGGCCGAGAACGAGGCGCTTCAGCAGAAGGTGACTTCGCTGGAGGCCCAGATGACCAGCACCCAGGTCGCCCTGTGCGAAGTGTATGAACAGATCCTTGCTGCCAGTGAAGAGGGGGTGTGACCTATGGCGAGAGTGTACGCAGACCTCATCCTGAAGGGGGTCAAGACCATTGACGACGTTCCGGCCCATCTCCGGGCCGAGGTCGAGGCGCTGCTTGCGGAGGTAGACGAATGAGCTTCCTTCGTGAGTGGCTGCTGAAAATTCTTCTGTGGAAGGAGGTGAAAGTCATGGCCGTTGTCTATGCCACCCTGATCGTGAAGGGCGTGAAGACCTTGGAGCAGGTGCCCAGCCTCATCCGTGAGGACGTGCGTCAGCTTCTAGTCGACCTGGAGGTCAAGGTGTGACCTCGCTGGGGGGAGCGGAGAGATCCGCTCCCCCTTCACCAAAACGAACACTGGAGGAAAGCATGAGCATCCAAGAGATTGTTTTGGGCGGGGGCGGGGTGCTCCTGGTGGTAATGTCCCTCGTTCAAATCGCCCCCGTCAAGCTCAATCCGTGGTCCTGGCTGGCAAGGAAGTTCGGCCGGGCCATCAACGGGGAGGTCCTGGAGAAAGTGGACCGGCTGGAGAAGGACATCACCAAGATGAAGCAGGATGCGGATGAGCGGGCGGCCGTCGCCTGCCGGGTCCGCATTCTCCACTTTGGAGACGAGACCCTGCATGGCGTCCTGCACAGCAAGGACCACTTCGACCAGATCCTGACCGACATCACCGAGTATGAGCGGTACTGCGCCGCCCATCCGAACTTCAAGAACAACATGACGGTCTTGACCAGCGCCCGCATCCAAGAGATTTATGCGGAGCGGCTGGAGAAGAACGATTTTCTGTGAAGGAGTGTAGAACATGGACGTAAACCAGATCGTAAGCATCATTGTGGCTATCCTGACCGGCCTTGCGGCTTGCATCCCGCTTGCGGTGAAGCTGTATCAGGCCGTGAAGGAGGCCGTCCAGGAGAAGAACTGGCCCCATTTGCTGGGGCTGGTCGTAGACCTGATGGAAGAGGCCGAGGAGAAGTTCACCGACGGCGCCACCCGGAAGGAGTGGGTCATGGCGATGGTGCAGACTTCGGCCGAGTATGTTAATTACCCCGTGGACACCGAGGCGCTGTCCAAAATGATTGACGCCCTTTGCGATATGACCAAGATTGTGAACCCGCCCGCAGATGAGGAGCCGACAGAGGGGAGCGTAACAAACCCGGAGACCGAAGGAGGTGACGATGATGGCGACGGAGCTGGAACTGCGGAATAAAGTTGTAGAGGTCATGCGGGGCTGGCTGGGTTGGAGTGAGACCAACGGAAAGTACAGGGCCATCATCGACCTTTACAACACCCAGGACCCTCTTCCCAGGGGCTACCCGGTACAGTACGACGATGAGTGGTGCGCCACCTGCGTCACCGCCGCCGGCATCCAGGCCGGGCTCCACGACATCATCCTGGGGGAGTGCGGCTGCGGGAAGATGATCGAGCTCTATCAGGCCGCCGGTCGCTGGGAGGAGAACGATGCCTACCGGCCGGAGGCCGGCGACATCATCATGTACGACTGGCAGGACTCCGGCAAGGGTGACAACACCGGCGGGGCTGACCATGTTGGCATCGTAGAGAAGGTGGTGGGCAACACCATCACCATCATTGAAGGGAACAAGGGGGAGGCAGTAGCCCGGCGGACGCTGGCCGTGAATGGCCGATATATCCGGGGATACTGCCTCCCCGACTATGCAAGCAAGGCAGAGGAGGACGATGATATGGACCAGACCAAGTTCAACGAAATGTTTTTGACGGCTATGGCCGAATATCGGAATAAGCTCCGGGACAACGACAGCGGAACCTGGAGCCGGGAGGCCCGTGAGTGGGCGGTTTCTGTGGGCCTGTTCGCCGGGAATGGCACCACCGACAACGGAGATCCGAACATGATGTGGGAGGACTTCCTGACCCGTGAGCAGGCCGCCCAACTCTTTTACCGTTACGCCCAGCAGCACGGTCTCGTGTGATGGGCGGCGGGAAGCGCCTGGCCGGAGGCAAGAGCCGGAAGAAGCCGGATATGTCTCAGTTCTCAAAGTGGATGATCGCCGACATCCGTCCGCTGCTGTGGATCGTGACGCTCGGCGGTTTCTTATTGGCTTTTTACTGTGTTTATAAGGGCTACACTGGTGCGTTGCCCTGGATTGGGGGCATGGTGGGCCTGCCCTGGGCCGCTCACGGTGTGATCTGCACGGCCTATCTGAGCCTGTGCAAGTCGGACCACAGCGAGGGCGGCATCACCTTTGAGGCGGCCAAAGCCGTCAACTTCAATGTGCCGCAAGAGCCGGAGGGCTCCATAGACAGCCCGGCCATCTAAAGCGAACGCCCCCATCTCGACCTCACGGTCGGGGTGGGGGCGCTTTTTCGTTATGGGCTTGCGAAGCGTGTCGAGAGCTGGTAAAATATCGGTGCTGCCCTTCTCCAATCTGGCAACAGAGAGGAGGTGAGTGCAATGGAGATCTTCATCGGAATCCTTGTGGCGGTCGTAGCAAATGTGATTGGCTATCTCATTTGCAAGTGGCTTGACCGTCACAGCAAGGGCAAGTAAGCACAAAGAACCCCCGGAGAGACGCTACCTCTCCGGGGGTTCGCTTTTGCGTGGGTACAATGGACTTCATCGGAATCCTTGGCTATGGTCATTATACCACGCCGAGATTAGTATATGCAAGAGCGATTTGAAAATTTCCATGTGAAGTCCGGTGGACATTCCGATGGAGTGTCCGGGGGTATTTTTATGTGCAATGTGTACCAAAATGTGCTATAAAACTATGCAAAAGGTCAAATTATAACTTTTAGAGCGAGAAAAAGTTGATTTTAGATTGATTTTCGGGTTTTTCAGAACGCCAAAAAATGGCAAAACGGAGTTTACAAGAGCTGAACATACTTATACCCATCAAACCAAAAGGCCCTCTAAGCGCCTCTAAGCGGCTTCTAAGCCATGTTTTCCCACACGGACGAAAAGAGGTCAAATTCCGTCCCCTACGGACGCTACTTCCGGACCTGTTTCTGCGTGATCTGCACACGACATCTTCCGGTAAGCTCAAACACGCCCCACAAGCCCCGTAAAACCACCTACAAGCGTACAACGGGGTGAGGACATCAAATTACATACCAGAACGGAAAGTGCCCTCAAAACGGCCCTCAGAAGCGAATAAGCCCTCCCACATATCCAGACCGATTTTCACCGGACTGGTAATGCGGGAGGGCTTTCTTTTTTTGTAGAAATCAGGCCGAAGCCTCTAAAAAACGCTGAAATGAAGCCATGAGTTTATCGTAAAAAATATTTCTGAAAAAATCAATATTTGACTTGACATTACCGTGTTGGTAAGTTAGAATGAAGATACAATAAGTTACCAAGAAGGTAAGTTATTGAGCGCCCCGCCTGAAAAGGTGGGGCGTGAACACTTGGCAGGAGGTGTATCACGAATGAAAGACGGTGATAGCATGACCGCAACCGAAGCGGCCCGCCTGATCGAATGGCTCGAAGCCCACGGTCACACGGCCCAGGAAGCTACCGAGTGCATCAAGTACATCGCCGCTTACCCAGCGCCGGCAAATCCCCAGAAGTAAAAAGTTAGGCTCCCCGAACCCTTCCAAAGTACCGGGAGCCTAACCCATACGGCGGGACGGGACCTGCCTCCCGTTCCGCCACCATGGTAACACGAAGGCAGGAGCAAGTCAAGAAAGGATGACCTGAAAATGAAGAGCAAGACCTACAAGCTGAACGGCAAGCTGTTCCGCTACAACTTCGCCACCTGCACCGTGGAGTACATCCAGAAGGCGGACAAGGAGACCTTGACAGAGGAAGCCGAGTGGAAGCTAGCCCATGAGGGCCGCAGCCTCTACGGTGTCGGTGACGACGGCTACATCGTGCTGGACACCATCGGCCTGCACCCCGATAACTGGAAGGACCGTGAGGCCCGGGACGGCTACCTGAACGCCTGGTGCAACGACCTGGATGCCGAGCTGGAGAGCATGGCGGCGGACTTCGTGAAGTATGAGCTGCCCTACCTGGTCTGAGGTGAGTGGCATGGAAGATCTGCTGGGCGAAGCGGTGATAAACCTGGGCCTGCTGGCCGGCTTCCTTCTGATACTTGGTATCGGCGGCCTGATTGCCGACTACGTTTTTCCGCATATCCCGTTCATTGAGAAGTATCTGGACAGCCTTCCCCTCTGGGAAGATGAGGAGGAAAAAGAACATGATTAAGGGGCGGCCCACGGCTTATATGAAGCCTTATTATAACGGTTATTTTTTCCTCGGAAGGTCAGTTACATGGAGGGCAACCGATGATTGGGGCAACCATGTCGCAAGTGCCAGCACGAGGAAAGAGTGCGAAGCAGAATGTAGGCGAGCAGGCTATACGCCCATCCGTGACACCGATTGATAAAGGCTCGCCCTGGAGGTCACGAGGGTAGGAAGAGAAAGGAGTAGTTGAACATGGAGAAGTATGGTATTGTCCGCCGCATTGATGACCTCGGCCGCATCGTTATCCCCCGTGAGATCCGCCGGGACATGGGCATCTCGGAGGGAGATGCCCTGGAAATCATGAGAAGCGATGAAGGCGTCTTGGTTCGCCCCTACCCGAAAGCGAACGGTATGAGGTCCTACGCCCGCAACCTGAAGGATGCTATCCGTGCTACGGACTGGTTGAAGGATGAGGACCGTGAACAGCTCATCGAGATGGTCCGGGAGCTGGAGTCCATGATGACCACCATTGAAAAGGAGAGGTGAGCACCGTCCATGACAGCTTACTATGAGAACGAAGCCGCTGTTGACTCCGCCCTGAAAGCGGCTAAGACGCCAGAAGAGGTACGCAAGATTGCACAGGACCTGGAGACTCGCATGGCTCCTCACCACTGGATACAAAAAGCATGGGACTTCTATCGGTCCATGTTCTGACCCACACACCACAACCCACCCCGAATAAGATGTGCGACCATTACATCGACTACTTCGATACCTACGAAGAGGCGCTGGCATGGTACGAACAGGTCAAGAAAGCCTGAGAGGAGGAGTGACCCATGGCAATCGGATATGGCCGTGCTAGGAACCTGATGCGTCAGCTCGATTGGAAGATGCGGGCCACCGTGATGATGGGCAGCGTGAACAAGATCGAGCTCTACCACCCGAAGCGCCCGGCGACCTACACGGTCCGCCTGGACAGCGGCCGGAAGCTCATGGCGGAGTGCCGTGAGATCCGCCGGCAGGATGAGTTCACCACCATCCTGTGCTATGACCACGACGGCTCCGATGAGAGCCTGATTTGAGAGGAGATGTCTGTATGGCAAACATGAGCTACTGCCGGTTCCACAACACCCGGCTCGACCTGGAGGACTGCATTGAGGCCCTCCGCAACGAGGAGCGTCTGAGCTCTGATGAGGCCAAAGCTGGCTGCCACCTGTTCGACGACTTCCTGAGCTTCTGCGTGGACCAGGGCATCATCGACAGCTTTGACAGCGAGGAGGTTGAAATCCTGTTCGGCCGCCTGGAACAAGAGGATGATGACGATGACTGAGACTGTGAGCATCCAGAAAATCAGCCAGGAGGAGGCCAGGCGGCTCCTGAATAGCTGCGACGGGATTGGGGGCCGCTATGAGCCCTTGGGCCTGTTCTACCTGGAAGAGCAGGGGCAGTTCATCGGCATCGACAACAGCACCGGGGATGCCTGGACTGAGGAGTTCCCCGATAAGAACAGTTGCCTCCGGTGGCTAAGAGGGGAGGGGCTGGAGTGAAGCTGGTTGTGGTAGTAAGGGGTGGCATAGTCCGAGAAGTCTTTGCCACCAGCTATGAGGCGGATGTCGAGGTCATTGACCTGGACGTTCCCGACTTCGTGACTGACGACGAGCAGGCGGAGTTTGACGCCCTGGAAGAGCAAGTCGAGGATCTGAGGAAGTCTACTGACTGGGTTTCGGTATGGTGAAAGGAGCCAGACATGGGAAGAGGTAATGTGAGCGTGTCCGGCCCGTATGAAGGGCTGTACTACATCGACAACGACCATATTCATGCGTACCGACGGGACGACCCGCTCTCTGATGAGCCGGAGACCCGGCTGATGGGAGAGCTGGACTATGGCGAGCTGACCGGCGGCGACTGGCTGTATGACGATTGGGGCACCGGGGAAGAGGAAGACGACATCCTGGAGTGCTTTATGGACAGCTTTGGCCGGATGTTCCCCAGCTTTTCCAGAGTGCATGGGGATCAGTGGATTAGAGACGGCGCCTATGGAGATGTGAACCGTCGAGTCATCATGGAGAGCAAACTGTTTTACGTCGCCGTGCAGGACAATGAATGGTCCCTGGCTGTGGAGCTCATCCAGAAGGAGCCCCCATACGACGACCACCTCGGCGGCCTCCAGGCCCGCCACTACCAGCGGTATCTGGATGGCATGAAGACCTGTTTGCTGGAGCGGTTGCCCAGCATTTGTATCAGGACCGGACCATGGACGAGTGAACGTATCACGAGAGAGGAGGCGTCTGCGTGAAAAAGTACGAAATCAAGGCAGAGATCCGTGTGGAGCTGACCCAAGAGGACATCGACGACATCATGGTCGGCGCCCTGGAGGGCGGTATCACCTACTGGTGCAGCGAAGCGTCACCGGAGGGTGGTGAGTACCTGGGCGAGTATGCAAGTGAGCAGATTTCCAGAGGCGGGACGCTGTTGCTTTACGACTTCGAGGAGGAAGCCTACCGCAAGCTGGACCTGGAGAAGTTCCTGAATGGCTTTAAGCTCTGGGTCGAGAACGGCGGTGACCAGTACGGGGCCGTCCAGGGCCACGAGGTAGACTGCTGCAACATCGACGCCGGGTGCGCCGATGAAATCGTCCAGTATGCGCTGTTTGGGGATGTGATTTACGGATGAAGAAGCTCAGAGTGTTCGGCTACGCCACGGTTACGGTCTCCGTTCTCATCGAGGTTGGGGATGATGAGGAGCTGACCGAGGAGGAAATCTACGACCGAGCCAGGGAGAACTTTGGCGGCATCATGGCGTTTGCGGGGAATGGCGGAACTGACAAGCTCATCGGTGTCAGTGACTACGACGAAACCATCTCCGCCGATGAGGAACCGGAGTTCGATGACTACACAGAGGAGTGACTGCTATGAATGAGATTAAGCGCCAAGCCATTGACGTTATGGACGAACTCCACCGCTCCATCCCCTACAATGACTACTGCACCGTTATGGATGGCCTCCAGGACATCGAAACCCTGCGGGATCGGGATGAGGATCTGGAGGAGATGTGGGCGTCCTTTGCCGATGTCCCTATGGACCCGGAGACCGAGTGCATCGAGGAGAAGTTCATGGGGTGGGAGCCGGGAACCGGCCGGGAGGAGATTTGGCACTGGTTCGATGAGCGGCATAGCAAGGGCGTTGCCTTCCTCCTGTATGGTGACGGATTCAATCGTACACCGGAGCCGGCCAAACTCCTGTACCTGAAACAGCTCTGCTGTGAGTGTGAGTCGTCATCCTGCCAGTATAACCACCTTGGCGAGTGCCGGTTTGCCATGGTCCACGAGCGTAAGCCCCGCATCAATGACATCGACGGCTGTATCGACTATGACTACTCGGAGGGCGGCGAATGATGGAGCAGATGGACATATTTGCTACGGAAGCTGACCGCCTCCGGGAGCTGGAGCTGAAGCGGATGTTCCGGGAGTGGAAGTCCCTGCCACCGGAGACGCTGGTGCCGGCCGGAGATCCGCAGCGGAGCCAGGTCAAGACCATGCTGGCGGCCGGCTACTGCTTCCTGTGGGAACAGGCCCTCCATCGGTGCCCAGGGCTCCCGGACGACAAGTACATCTGGCTGAATGAGATAGAACCCGCAGAGTATTGGGTGATGAACGACTCCGGGAACCCGGCCGGTGAGCACATCGATACCTGCCCCTTCTGCGGGGCCAACCTGAAGGCCGGCGGCGGAGATGTCCTGCTGGTCAAGGCGGATGGTGGCTGGTGGGTCGTCAACGGTTTTTTGAATGAATCGGGGTGACAGAAACGTGGCTGACTATGGCAGGTACAAGACTGAGACCCTAAAAAAGATGGAGGTAGCGGCCTGGGAGAAGTATTATGAACTGACCTGTACTCCGCTCGGGAACTGGGGCGACGGGATGCGACTATCAAAGCTGCCGCAGGGGAAAGCCTGGGAGCGGGCCAGGGAGCGTCTCTGTGAAATTCGTGCCGAATTGGATAGAAGAAAAGGAGATGGTAGTGGTGGCTGAAATCGTCGGAATCAAGTTTGGGCAGTCCCTCCCGCCGGAGCGATGGATGGAAGCGGCGGATAATTTGGAACAGGTGTTCCCGACAATAGCCCGACGGCTGGAGCTGATGAACAACGGCGGGATGGGTAAGCAGGATGCTCGGGAGTTCATGGAGGATGCCATGCTTTCCCTGGTAGCCCTACGATTTGTGGCGGCCAACGCTTCGGAGTGCTGTCGGTTCATCGCAATTCCGAAGAAAATGGAAGGCGGTGAGCAGAAGTGATTAAGCCAATGTTCTTCAATATGGAGATGGTACGAGCTATCTTGGAAGGGCGGAAGACCGTCACCCGGCGTTCGATAAGGCCGCAGCCGGAAGGACGACCCATACGCATGACGGTAAATAGCTGTTATCCCGGCTGTTATGCCATAGAGGGGACGTCGATGGTAATTCAGCCACCCTGCCAGCCTGGCGACGTCCTGTGGGTCCGGGAAACCTGGGCTGAGATGCCCTACGGTTTCGTGTACCGGGCGGATTGTGAGGAACCGGAAGGGTGGGACCCGGATGATAAATGGCGACCCTCTATCCACATGAGGAAAGTTGCGGCTCGGGTTTTTCTCCTGGTCAAGTCAGTTCGTGCGGAGCGGTTGAAGGATATTACCGAAGAAGGTGCCCTGGCCGAAGGGGTGCCGGATGAGTGGCCCATGCCTCCGGTCTACTGTCCGTACTGCAAGGGAGAAGGGACCGTAGGTGCTCTTCATCCAGGTTCGCTTGGCTACATGGAAGTTGATTGCCCCAGATGTGCGAAGGCGGCTAAGAGGTTTGCAAACCTGTGGGACAGCACAGTGAAGCCCGCTGACCGTCTCGTCTATGGCTGGGAGGCAAATCCCTGGGTATGGGTCATCGAATTTGAACGATACGAGAAACCGGAAGGGTGGCCTGGATGATGAAGAAATGTGCTGAAAAAGCAAGTAGCCTCATTTCTGCTTACATCGAGCTAGCCCAGCAGAATTTCTACGATGATGCTCAGATTATCGACGATTTGTCGGGCATCTTCACCCGCAAAGATCTGGAGGAGCTTGGCTACGGCGACTTCATCAAGGACTACTTCGACGACGGCGAGGGATGAGCATGAAGAACAGGACCACCGTTGAGCACGGTATGCTCCCGGATCTGGAAGCGTACCTGCTGCGGAGTGGCTGGAAGCTGGAGCCCCCGGTGGGGGCCTACGAGGTGCTCCGGGCCCGTCGACCCGGCTATCCCCGGCCGCTCCTCATTCACGACCGCACAACCGGCGGCTGCGGTTACAGTATCGACGAACGAGACCTGAAGGTGTACGCCGGCTGGAAGAAGAACCGGCGCAAGCGTGGGCTCCCGTCGGGGGCCACCATTGATGAAAGGAAGGCATACTGGAATGAAGAACATTGAGCTGAGAAAAGTTCCCTGTGGCGAGACCTTTACCGTCTTCGGTGAGGAGTATGTGGTGCTGGACCATGTGGATGGCGGCGTCCTGTCCATCCGCAAGGAGATCTGGAAGAAGGCGGTCTTCGACCGTAGTGGAAATAACAACCTGAGCGAAGCCGACATCCTCCAGGTTCTCTCTGAATACGGAGAACTCCTGAAGTCCAGAGGAGCGAAGGCCGGCGACCTCCATTCCCAGCGGGTGGACCTGAAGGCCACCGACGGCACCAGGGTCTACGGCTACCTCGACTGTACCGTGGCATTGCTGACCCTGGAGCAGTACGGGAAGTACAAGGAAATAATCCCGAAAGCCGACGACTGGTGGTGGCTGGCAACGCCGGTCTGGACTCGGTGGCTCCGCTCCCCGTACACCTACGACTCCAACGGCGTGTGGGGCGTGTACTCCGACGGCGACTACTACGACTGGAACGCCAGCTGCTCCCTCGGCGTCCGCCCCGTTTTGACCTTCAACTCTTGCCTCTTGGTCTCTTGGCAGGATGAAGAGTCCCAGGGCACCACGGGCGAGGAAGCCCAGAAGGAGAAACGGTGGGACGCTTACATCAAATACCTGAACGACTGGGCGGATGACCATTCCGGCGCCGAGTGCTATGGTGCCGCCCCCTTGGGATTCGATGAGTGGTTAGAAGAAGAGTATGACTGGTCCAAGGAGGATGAAGGCGATGATGAGTAAAGCGGAGCTGGAAGCCCTGGCTGTGATGGAAGGGTTGGTGTCTGATGACCGCATCTGAGATGGTACGATCTGCGCTGGCCGAGGCCGGCAAGACCCAGAGGGAGCTGGCAGAGTTCATGGGGTGGAGCCCCCAGAACCTGAGTGGGCGCCTGAAGAACGACACACTGACCTTTGATGAGCTGAACAAGGCCCTGGGCTTTTTCGGCTACTCTGTGAAAATGGTCAGTCGTACCGGCGATGAGATCCCGTCCCTGGGCAACAGCACCAGTCCGAAGATCGTGCAGATGGTGGGCGGTGTCACCTACGACACCAGCAAGGCAGAGTCCCTTTGCACGAGCAGGGAGACCCCGGAGGACACGCTCTACATGGAGCTTTTCAAAGACCCGTCAGGCACCTATTTCCTGGCCTACTATCAGCTTTGGGAGGGCGGCTATAACTCCATATCCCCCATTTGCAAAAGCGCCGCTAAGAAGTTCTGGGCCCGGTATAGCTGACTCCTGAAGAGCGCCATGCGATGGCCGAAACCTTCCGTATCGGTAAGCTGTGGCATCTCCCCAAAATCCGCAGAAATGCCTTCAAAAGTTCTGAAAATAAACTGTTTTGAAGATAGCGAAAAAATTTTTGCTATTTTTAGTTTTTGACTTGACATTACCGTGTCGGTAAGTTAGAATGAAGATACAGTAAGAAAGTTATCCAAGACGGTCAGTTTTTGAAGGAGTATGTGCGATGAAAGAGAAAGTTGAAAACCTCGGATGGTTCAGCAGAATGGAAGAGCTTGTTGAAGCTCTGGAAGACCTGGGCCTGGAAGTCCTGGAAGCCAACCGGGAGTATGTGGTAGTCGGATATGAGGAGGACGAAGAGGACGTTCAGCTCATCCTCCATATCGGCGGAACCGAGAACACAATCATCATCTCCAGTGTCGATGTTGAAACGGTGTAAGGAGGTAGAGGTCATGAAGCGCAGTCTGAGCAAGATGAACACCAACCAACTGAGAGACCTGGCCGTCATCCTGGGGGCCGACCGCAAGAAGCTGTACGGCACCTCGAAGCAGAGCCTCATTTTCATCATCCACGAGCTGGAGAAGGGAGCCAACCATGAGTAAGTACGACAGCATCAAGACGGCCGCCGAGCTGGTGGCCGAGGTCCAGGCTCACGGGCTGAGCCTGGCACAAGAAGACATCTGTCGGGCTCAGGACATCTTCGGACGTTCCGCCGTGCAGGATCTGGTGGCTCTGGCGAACGACGTCGGCCGGAACAACGAAAACGGTGATCCGGACCCGAAGGGGACCTGGAGCAGTGGGCGGCACGAAACCAGAAGCACATTTTATTTTGTACTTTTCAAAATCTGGAATTGGGAAGATGCCGTTCGCTTCTGGAACCAGCACAGCAGCCCCGAACACGAAGGGGTCAAGGAACTCCAGGCGAAGCTGCAGGCAGAGATGGCCGAGCACACCAAGACCAAGGAGGCTCTGAAGGAGCAGAGGATCAGCACCGATGCAGAGCACAAGTTCCTCCTCATCGAGAGGGGAAAACGAGTTGAGCAGGCCGAGAAGATCAGCTCCCTGGAGGCTGAGGTCCATGACCGTGACATGACCATCATGGAACTGAAGGCCAAGCTGTATGACCTGATGACCGCCGGTGAGAATTGAGTTCACCGGCGGTTGTACTAAAACTGGAGGTTTTGATTATGGCAAGATGTGTGACGTACCTGGTTCTGACCAGTGATGAGGTCAACCTCCGCATCCCGTATGCGCTGGTCTGCATGACAAGGTTCGGTGCTCATTGGGAGACCGGCCGCCGGCGACGCCGGTGGCTGGAGGAGTTCACGGAGCAGGAACGGGAGTCGGCCACCCGGCTGTTCAATCAGTCTCATCGGTGGCTGTTGACCACCGGAGTCCCGGAGACGGTTCGGATGACGGTACAGACCTTTGCCCTCTGGATGAAGCTGGGCGAGTTCTGCGCTTCGATCTGAGGAGGTGCGAGATGACCGAAAAGCTGAAGTCGTTGCTGGTCAGCAAAGCGGAGGAGTTGGGCTGGAAGGTAAATATTGACGAAAACTGCTGGGAGTTCCAGAAGTACAGCCCGGCGGGTGAAGACTTCTGGCTCAGTATCAGTGGAGAAGACGTCGTCGATGAACTCCTCGAATACTATGAGGAGTTCGACACCGAAGACCATGTGATGGGTCTCATGGAAGCCAAGAAGAACGGGTTCCGGGGAGTTCCGAGCCTGAAGGAACTCGTCGAAGATGCGGATGCCATTGAGAAGATGATTGAGGAGCTGTACGACGCCCTGCATGATGTCGAAAGCGAGTATTACGAAGAACAGGAGGAGTATCTATCGTGAACAAGTATGCGGAATTGAGGTCCCGTCAGCAGAAGGAGGTCAACGCCCTGCCCCTGGGCTTTGCCTTCAGCAACCGGCAGTTCGAGGAGATGATGAAGGGGTGGGGCCTGGACCCGGAGAAGGACCTGGACAAGATCGTCAGCATCGGGGCCGGCGGATACATCCAGAAGAAAGACCGCTCCCTCATGCACGAGACGTTTGACCGGCACAGGAGGGAACGGAAGGAGGCTATCGCCGCCGACCAAACCGGCGAAGGGTTTATCTTCGATATGTTCCTGTACGAGCTCAATAACCATGAGTACGGCTACACCGGCGACACCAGTGAGGCCCTTGAAGCCCTCGGCCTCACGGCCCAGGAAGTCGTGGACGACCCCCGGATGAACCGGGGCATCTGCAAAGCCCACCAGGTCATTATGGGGAGGGATGAGTGATGATGTACGAAGGGAAAGAAGTCTGGACCCAGGAGAACTTCAGCTACCAGGATGTGAAAATCGGCGACTATGTGGAGCAGGCGGTCGTTGACGACGCCATGGACTGCCTGCCGCCGGCCTGCATGACCAGCCGGTGCTCCCAGATGGGAGAGCCGTATTCCCACCGGGAGGACCCGGAAACCGGGGAGTGGAAGGCCACCTACGCCACCTTCAAGAGAGTTGGCGGCGAGTGGCCGAACGGCATCTGGCAGTATTGCGGCCACTGTTTCCGTGGTGAGAATGTGGAACGGGGCAAGGACCCCGTTTACTGCTGAGGGGGAGTGTTTAGATGAAAGTTAAGTTCTCGGCTCCTACGCAGCAGGACAAAGCTGAGTATGCAAGGCCAATCGCCTTCTCCGACTCCGTGCTTGAAGGCCGGACCAAGGTGACGGCCACAGATGAAGCTGGCAACTCTGCTTGGCTGTTCATCAAGGACGAAGATCTGGAGCGGCTCGGCAAGGAGTATGTGGAAAGTCATGTCTCGTTGAGCTATTCCCAGGTCTTCAATGGATACCACCTGAGCCTCAGTCAGAACGACTACTACAACGACCCGGAGAGATACCCGGAGAAGGTTATCAGAGTAAGGTTTGATGGTCTCGAAGAGGGAACTGGCAGAGAAGTCTACCGGGGCATCGACACTGGCAGATACTACCTCCGTGAGGTGTCAAGCCGGGAGAATTTCGCCCGGTGGCTTGTCTGTGGCAAGAGAAGACACCAGGACGACGGAGACGAACCGAGAGCCAACCTGGTGTTTGAGTGCAACGGGCACCGTGAGAGGGTCCGCTATGATGACTGGAACGGAGTGGCGGCGTACTCCGATACATTTGACCCTGAGTTTTCTGCGGCGGCCAGAAAAGTATGAATATCGAAAGGAGCGAAGTAGATGATTGAGTTTATCGAAAAGGACCCGTACCATGATGACTCGGCGTTTGTAGGCCAGTGCTATATGTACCCGACCTTTATGGTCAAAGACGGAAAAGAATACTTTATGTTTAATCGCAGAGACCCGGATGACAGTTGGAAGCTGCGAGAAAACGAGGATATGAAGAAGTTCCTTGTATTGAAGGACGGCGCTTACTTCAAGTTTAATGGCTACTATGATGACCCCATGGACATGATTGCCGAGATGAAGGCACGGAAGCACACATTCACCGAGCCGGATGACCTCTTTTTAGACTGCAGGGGGCATAAGGTCTACGGAGAGGGATTTGTCGATTTCCATGGAAATCGCAGAGAGGTGTCTGCGGCGTTCCATTACAGGATTTACGATGAAGCTCTGCTTGAAAAAGTCCGCACGGCAGTAGCGGAACTCATCAAGGGAGGTGGAGAAAAGTGAAAATCCTGGTTGAGCACGAGGTCCCGTGTGAGAGGGGCATGGAGCAGAAGTGCCTGTACCCTGGGGACTACTGGGGGAACGATGTCTGCCGGTATCACACGCACCGGGACCGTACCCACGGACGTAAAGCTCCGGTGGAGCGCCACCTTCCCAAATGCACCCTGTTCGATGAGTGGCTGCCTGGAGAGTACCTGAAGTGCGAAAAGTGCATGGCGGCTGTGGCTGCATCCCGGCGAAGTCACGAACCGATACCTCTGAAAGAGCTACGGGAGATAAATGAGCCAACTCCGGTGTGGTGGGCCGAGGCCGGTTTCTGGTGCCTCATTCAAAACGGTATTTTAACGGCTCCAAGCGGTATGTCCGCTCAGGTGAATGAAATGAGCGGGACGTTCTACTTCTGCCAGCCGGAGGAGGGATGAGCATGGAGCGGACAACACTTAGGGGCCCGGATGGAACAGCCTATATCAAGTCATCGATAACTCGGCGTGAAGCCGCTCATCGCCTCGCCGCCTACGAGGACACGGGACTGGAGCCGGAGGAAATCACCGCTATCATCGGCCTCGCATCCGAGAATTGCGCAAAGACAGCGGACAAGATAGACCAACTCCTATCTGATGACAAGGAACTGGGGGAATATCGTGCCCTCGGCCCCATTGACCGCATCCGTGAACTGACTCAGGCGTACAGTGAAGGGGTGTGTGGTATCCCTCCCGTGAAACTGCACCAAAAGATTTTTCGAGTGCTTAACGGAAAAGTCTATGAGGAAATAGTGTGCAGCGCAACATGGGAGCCATTTACACCAAGGCCGAGGTGGAAAGTATGGGTAATGGGTAGCGGCTTGCCCTATTACTGGGGTGATGTTTTTGGCAAGACCGTTTTCCTGACTCGTGAGGAAGCAGAGCGCACACTGGAGGGTGTCTAATAATGGGAAAGAATGGCTACCTTGAACGCCGGAAGGCCAGGGACACTGTGATGCAGGACGCCATCCGGCAGACCTACCAGCAGTACATGACCGATATGCTCATCCTGACCCTGAACGACCCGGAGGTCATGGGAAAGGACGTGTTCGGCTACAAGCGGCTGAAACGGGTCCTGGATGCCTGGGGGAAGAAGTACGATCAGTATTTTGATGCCCTGACGAAGAAGCCGGAGGCAGACTACGCAAGGGAGAAAATCGACGCCGCCATGAAGCTCATCTGTGGTGATAGCCAAGACTTCATTCCGTTCGAGCAGCGGTATGAGTGGCTGCCGGAGATCCGCTATGACCGGCGAGGGTGAACAGGGGAGGCCCTACGGGGCCTTCTCTTTTTGCCTATACCCGTACACTCCCGGACGAAAAAGAGCCGAAATAAGCGGGTCTACGGGCTTGCCAGACAGGTAATTTCCTGCTACAATACCAAACGATAGGGAGGCAAACACAGTCGGCTTTTCCCCGGAGGACCTGATTTCAGAAGTTTTGAAAAAAGTGTTACCGGGGCGGAAATCTGGTCTCCCGTAAGCATACGGGA